AAAAAAAAAAAAAAATATTTGATAAAATATTAAAATTTAAAAAACAAAAAAATATTAATAGTATCAAAATAATTGAAACTGTAAACATTATAACGAATAATCTTAAATTAATTAAAAATTTTATAAATTTATTTGATACCTATATAGTTAATAACGAATCTATAAATACTAAAAATAATATACATATTAATAATTTTAAGATAAATTTAATAAGTAAAAAACAACATTATGAGTTAGAATATGTTAAATGTTTACAACAATTTAATGAATTAGTTAATTATTTCAATCGTTTAAGTCAATCAATCGATAAACAACAACAAAATCAAGATATTTTAAAGTTTTTTTTAAATAATAGTAATAATAATAATTTAAAACGTAATGATTTAAACATTAAAATATAATTTATAAATATTATGAAATCTAAAGAAAATATAACTCGTAATTATTGGAAGGAAGAAGATGAAACTTTGCTGAAACAGTGGGCAGATAAAGCCCAATGTTATCAATGGCTTCATAATAAAAGTAGACAGATATATCAACGAAAAAATGCTTGGTATACTATTCCCGTAATAATAATCTCAACTATAACTGGAACAGGTAACTTTGCCCAAGATAGATTTAGTGAAGAAATTCGACCATATGTAGTTATTTCTATTGGAACCTTATCAATTTTAGCGGGTATAATAACAACAATTTTTCAATTTTTAAAAATTGCGGAAATTAATGAAGGACATCGGATTGCAACTATATCTTGGGGTAAATTTCACAGAACTTTAGAAACAGAATTAACAAGACATCCTTTAGATAGAATTCGCCCGTCTGAACTGTTAAATTTATCAAAAGAAGAGTATAATCGGCTAGTAGAAATCTCCCCACCTATAGATAACAACATACTGAAACTATTTAACTCAAAATTTAAAAATAACATCGATTTAACAAAACCTGAAATAGGAAATACTATAAACTCAATAAATGTTTTTACACTTAGTCCGAATGAGAGGAAACTGATGATTGGAGAAATTAATAATATAGTGAATACAAAAAAAAATGCTATAATTAAAAAAGAAAAACAGACAGTTAATAGATTAGAAAGATTTAAAGAAAATTTTTATAATTTACAGGGAAGATATCCAACAAAAGAAGAAATAGAAAATAATATGAAATTTATAAAAACAGAACTTGATGATTCCGATTCTGACAAAAGTATTAGTATAACATCAAGTGGTATGGATGAAGATACAGATCCAGATAATAGTGTAGATAGCAATGACAATGTAACTATAAATATAGAAAATCGATCTATATCAGTAGTTTAAATTATTTATAATTGTGGGCCATATTTTTCCAATTCTTTATAATCGTATTTCTTAAAATTATTGATAAATCTTTCTCCTAAATTTCTCAATAGTTTATCGTAATGATCTTTATCTTCCCAAAGATTTTTTGGATTCAGTATATTGGTATCAATATTACTACAATATGTTGGGTATTCTATATTAAATATAGGCAATGTTTTATATTCTACATTAGATAAAGTATTGTTATGAATTGAGTTTATTATTTCGCGAGTATATTTTAATTTACACCTACTTCCTACACCGTATTGCCCACCTAACCATCCAGTATTTATTAGCCATACGGTACATTTATGTTTTTCTATTTTTTCCTCTAACATTTTAGCATATTTTATAGGATGCCATACAATAAATGCTTCTCCAAAACACGCTGAAAATGTTGCTTCTGGTTCGATAATTCCATCCTCCGTTCCTGCTATTTTACTAGTATATCCACTTATAAAATAATACATAAGTTGTTTATTATTTAATTTACTGACTGGAGGTAATACTCCATACGCATCACACGTTAATAAAATAATATTCTTAGGATGAGCTCCTATACATGGTATAATTGCATTTTTATTATAATCTATAGGAAAAGCTGCTCGTGTATTTTGAGTTATAGATGAATCCATATAATCTACAGTATAATTTTCATCCACAATAACATTTTCTAAAAGTGTTCCAAATTTTATAGAATTCCATATATCTGGCTCTTTTTCTAAAGTTAGACCAATACATTTTGCATAACATCCACCCTCGATATTAAAAACACCGTTTTCCGTCCAACAATGTTCATCATCCCCTATTAAATTTCTATTCAAATCAGAAGATAACGTTGTTTTACCTGTTCCAGATAAACCAAAAAATAATGTTGTGTTTCCATCTAATTCATTCGCACTTGAGTGCAGTGATAATATGTTTTTTTGAGGCATAAGAAAATGCATCACACTAAATATGGCTTTTTTCATTTCTCCAGCATATTGAGTGCCCAAAATAATAATCTCTTTGCGTGTAAAATTTAAATCTATACTTGTAGAGGATGTCATATATCCAGTAAATCGATTACAGGGAAATTTACCAGCATTATATATGGTATAATCTGGGTCTCCAAAATTCTCTAATTCAGTTTTAGTAGGACGAATCAACATATTATTCATAAAGAGAGCATGATAGGCCCGTTCGCATATTACTCTAACTTTTATTCTATTTTGTGTATCCCAACCCGCATAGCCATCAAATATAAAAATAGTATGTAAATTATTTAAATAACATATCGACGTTTCACGGTTTATCATAAATGTAGTTTCATCCATTTTAATATTAGGACTATTACTATCCCACCATATATCTTGTGTACATTTATCATAAACAACTCGTTTATCTTTGGGTGAACGTCCTGTTTTAATACCTGAGTAAGCAACTATAGCACCCGTCGAGGCGATCATAGTATTATCTTCTTTTAAAGCATATTTGTATAATTCCCCAGGACATAAATTATATAAAATTGTTGGAATATGATTTACAAAATCACTCGAGGAATTTGTATGTGGATTATAGGAATATGTTTTATTAAAAAATTTCACATTAATAGATGGACCATTCACCCTATTTGATGATGCTAAACTTTTACTTATAGATTGTAAAATTATATCCTTATTATACATAATTATATATAATTATAATATAATAGTTATTTAATTAATCCGTGTTATAAGAGATGAATAATAATATAATAGTTATTTAATTAATCCGTATTATAAGAGATGAATAATAATATAATAGTTATTATAATTTAATTTATTATAAGAGATGAATAATAATATAATAGTTATTATAATTTAATTTATTATCTATATATTTATTATAATTTAATTTATTATCTATATATTTATTATAATTTAACTTAGATTTATAATATTATAGTTTAATATAGATTTATAATATTACATTTCTTAAAATAAAATATTCCATTATATTATAATGAGTTGTAATTTAGGAGCGATAAACGAAAATTGTAATCAAAATGCCCCTTGTGGACATAATGGCTTATGTTATACTAAAGAAGGTAATATACCAACATCTATATTAACTGGACTAAGAGACCAGCAGGCAATGAATCTTTCTGACCAACAATTATTAAAACGTATGGCTATGACTTGCAGTAATACAATGCACCAAAGTAAAGATTCGTGTCCTACACATTGTCAGTGGTTAGGAGGAAAAGTAAATAGATGTCAAAAAAAGAGAGAAACAGCTAAACCTATAAAAAGAAAATTAACCGCTCAGGAAAAAAGAAGTTTAGCATTAGCAGAGCGGCAGCCTGGAGCTATTAAAAAACCAAAAGCGGTAAAAAAACCACCTGCTAAACCTAAAAAAAAATCTTCACCTAAAAATACTTTTCCAGATTGTTATGGATATACAGATGAAGATAAAGAATGGAGAAATTCTGGTGGTAAAACAGGTCGTAAATGGACCAGAACAGAACAAGATATGTGCGAGAGACATGGACACGTATATACAAAGGGTAAAAATGAGAGTTATCCCCAATGTGGCAAATGTTGGTGTTGTAAGGGAATGGCGGGGGGCGCGTGTTTATATAATACTATTGTAAATCCAATAACAAATAGAAAAGTATCTATAAATAGTTCTACTGGGAAAAAAATATTAACTAACTATTTAGAGAATTTATAAATAATTCTAAATTAACAATTTAATAGTGATTCATTGTTATAAGGGATAGGGATAGGATAAATTAATTGTGTTAATTCATTCGGAGTTAATTTATTCTGTTTCATTACTACCGCAAGCTCCTCCGCACATTTTTTTTCCTCATTACTATTTAGGATACCTAAATAATTAATAGATAACCATATTATAAATTTAAGAAATTCTCTGTCCCATTCTACCTCTACAAAATCATTTAAAAATGTATAGATAGAATTTTTATCTTCTTTATATACTGACATTTTATTGGAGTAAAAATATCGTGTTCGATCGTTAGTATATCCACTGCATTTAGAACCAAACCCAAAGAAATGTTCAAACTCATATCGATAAATTGGACATATTGGTTTTACTATACTACCTCCTATATATTCTTTTTCTAAAAAGGTATACTTAATAGGACACTGTCTAATTATTGTTTGTACGGCAGTATTATATTTTTCTGTAAAATGATGGTCGTCAATTTTTGTACTAGTATAATAAGACATACACGTCCAATTATTTTTACTATATTTCATTAAAACCTCAATAATTTTACCAAATACAGAAGAATCCAAATCTTTTTGTATTTTTTGTTTTGTTATATCTTCGGGTGAAAATTTTCGGGGTAGATCCAGTATTTTATGTATAGTATCATTATAAAACCAAGAAGCATATGGATAAGATTCTTGTTTAAAATTACTAAATTCATTATAATTAATAAAGGCTTCCGAATTTTTATCGTCAAAAGGATTAGTAAATGTTCCCAAAATCCAAGTATTATAAAAATGTTGTGACACATAACTTTGGTCGGTTCCAAGAATATAAAGTTTACTTTTAATGATATTACTAATACTCATATGGCAACAATTAAGAGAATCTATTAAAACAACATCAAATACTATATTTTCTAGTAATATTAAATCAGCAGATGTTAATTGGTAGTTATGTTGAGCTTTCGCATATAGTGGTCCATAAGAAAGATAAATTTTTCGATATCCTTTATCGTAAATTTGTTTAATAAATTTAGGTGTTAGAATCTTAATTTCCATATGATACGCATCAAATATAAACCAGTCTAAATTATTAGGAATTCTATTAGAAGAGTGAGTACTCATATATTTAATAATATTCAGATAATATATGATATCAAATTTAAAATCTACTTGCTATTATCTTAATCATAGATATAATCTTAATCATTGATATAATCTTAATCATTGATATAATCTTAATCATAGATATAATCTTAATCATAGATATAATCTTAATCATAGATATAATCTTAATCATAGATATAATCTTAATCATTGATATAAATATTATTTAGTAAATTAAATTATAATAAATATATATGTATGATAGTATTCCAAAGGAATTTTTAATTGTCGATTTAAAAAAAAACGATTTTAAAAAGAAAACATTTAATGGATATAAAAAAAGCGAACTCTTTTCAGAATTAGAAAAAAGTATACTTTCAGGAAATATAGAAAAATCTATTCTATGGTTAACAGAATTACACTGTTCTGGTTATTTAGAAAATATTTCTAATAAACTATTATTAATATATTTTAAACATATTAATAAAGCTAATTTAAATATAATAAGTATTTTAGTACATTTTAATACTAAAATTATAAACAAAATTAAAAATAATGATCAATTATCTCTTAGAAATGATCAATTTATCAGAAATAATATACATGACCTATTATGTATACTTACTTTTTCTCCTAAATATAAATTACCCAAACTACCTAATATTAAATCTGAATTTTTTAATATGGAAAATAATAAGAATAGACTATTATCCAAAAATTTAGATAATATTAATCAATTTATTAAAAATGCAGATGATAAAAATATTATTATACCTTTAGCCGAAATTTTAGAAAATATAAAAAATAAAGGTCTATCTAAATCATTGGAAAATTGTCTATTTTGGTTAAATTGGATTCTTATCTATGAGAAAAACTTCCATAATGGATATATCCTGTGTACAACACGACCCCAAGAAGATATTAATAGTAAATTTTTAAATGACTTTACGTGGATACTATGGGAAATATTTTTTAAATATTGTACCAATACTGATTATTTAAAAGATCTATTTATTCTTTATAAACAAGACTTTAAAAAATCTAAACGACGACAAAAAATAGATATTATAATATTAGCCTTACTAATACTAATCGACCCACAACCTAAAATAAAAGATACTCCATTAATATCCCAGGAACATTATATTACTAAGACTAAAATAATCGCGAATATTAATTACCAATACTTAGATATTACACAGAATAAAGAAAAACATCAAAAAATAATATTAAATAAAGATTTTAGTAACCTATATTCTCCCCTATTCTCAAATGAAAAATTTTTAGAAAATAATGTGGATCAGGTTCTTAAGAAATATACGAAGACCGACCTTGCTATTAAAAAAGTAAAAAGTCAAGAACAAAAGAACATAGAAAAAAACAAAAAACGTGAACACTATACAGAAAACATAGAAAAAATTATTAATAATGTTAATAATGTTAGAAGTAAAGTTAAAAGAACTTCTACTAAATTAAAAACTAGTAGAAATATTAATAAAAATACTAGTAGTGGAAATAGATCAGATAAATCTAAAAATAAGGCTGTAATAAACATAGAAACTATGTTTTCTCCTACTAAAAAATTCTCAATTAACGATGAAATTAATAATTTTAAAATAAATCATTAAATAATCTTGGCTTAAATTAAATAATATAATCTAATTAATACTATGTCTAATTGGATTATATTATTAATCCTTGTTATTTTTCTATATTTTTATCCAAATTCTACACATTCTTTCTGGGATAAACAACCAGTAGCAAGAATAAAACAAAATAAATATGGATTAATAGCAATAAATCCTGTATTTAATATTAATCTTAGAAAAAAATATAATTTCAGTGAAACAGGTGTAACAAATAAAACTCTATCTTTTATCAATAATCATTTTTCTCTATATAATAAATTCCAATTAGATTTTCTTAAAAACACCCTTACTTTAAATACTAAAATAAAGGTACATAATATACATCTATATGATAAAAATAAGTTAGTAGGATTTATACACGCTAAACCTATTAATATGATAATAGAAGCTATAAAAATAAATATTTATTATGTGGATTTTTTATGTATACACGCAGAGTATAGGAAAAAAAACCTTGCTACTTTTTTAATCGCGAAATTAATAAATAATTGTCATTCTAAACAAGTTTTTCTATTTAAAAAAGATAATAATCCTCTCCCATTTAATTATATAAATAAGACCGCCTATTATTACAAGAAAAATATAAATAGAATATCAAATGGTTTATTAAATAAATTTAATACCAGTTTTAAAAACATAGAAACTATTTATAATTTTATCATATCTATTAAAAAAGAATACACCTGTTATGATAACATTAGTTTACAACAGTTTAAAGAACTATATTTCAATAATAAAAGTAAACATATCGTTGTAGAGTCTAAAAATAATGTAATAATAAGTGTTAGTATTTATGTTAATAACTTATTTAATGATAGAAATACTATATTTAAAACATTAGATATAGAATATATTTATATTAAAAAAAAAAATTTAGAAATATCAACTATAATTGAGTATTTAGGAACTATATGTAATAATAATACAGTGTTAACTTGTATTGACCAAATGCATAATAACTATTTTATAAAAAAATACAATTTTAATAAAGGTATGAACCTATATTATCATATGTATAATTATACTATTAATAAGCAATTAAAAAATAGTGAACTTTCTTTTAATTTATTATAGTTAAAGTTTGTAAAAGTTAATGCGAAGTTATTAGTTAGCGAAGTTTTTAACGTCTCTGTCAGGAGAGGTTAAAAACACAGATGGGAAACCGCGTAACACACGCCTGCCTACCTTTCCACTGTGTTCATTCACATCCATTCAATGAATATATATAATATCTATGACTATAATATCTAAAACATATTATATAATAATATATATTTTAATTAAAACTTAAAAAATACTTGTTACTGCTCCCCAAATACCACCAACTACGTTTCCAACAACATTAACAGCAGCTGCGGGAACTTGCAATATAGTATCCCCACACCCATTCATTGAAACATATATAATACCTACGCTTACAATATCTAAAAACATTTTATATATTAATAATATATTTTAATTTTAATTTTAATTTTAATTTTAATTTTAATTTTAATTAAAACTTAAAAAATACTTGTTACTGCCCCAAAGGAAACCAAACGGCAGAAAAGTACGCTTCCAACACCACTAACAGAAGCTGCGGGAACTGCCATCATAGTATCCATACACCCATTCATTGAACCATATATAATACCTACACTTACAGTATCTAAAACATTTTATATATTAATAATATAGTTATGGTAGTATTAAAAACTTCTTGTTACTAATACTACCAGAACTTCTATCACTTCTCGACGACCTAAACCTCGTCAGAAACCATATATATTATATAATTATTCAATTTGAACTTTAGGGATTACATATCAAATTACTACTACTACCACAATTTCTATTACTGTCAATAACCCGTGACCGGTCCACGTCCGTCTACACCAGCTGTCAGCACGTCCCACAAAGAAATACACTCTGTATCGTCTTCTGCGCACGTCCCACACCCATTCATTGAAACATATATAATACCAACGCTTACAATATCTAAAAACATTTTATATATTAATAATATATTTTAATTTTAATTTTAATTTAAAAATACTTGCTATTGCTTAAAAACCCTCATACATATACAACTTCACTAATTTACTCAGCACTATCTATACAAATATTAATATCTATATTATTATACACTAAATAAAAACATTTTATAACTACATCTAGAAAATATATTATATTATTATACAGAGTTTACTAATCTATAGTATAGTTAAAAATTTTTTTTTAATATTATACTTTCATAATTCAGTTCTAAAGATATACTATTACCCGTTAAAAATAGAACACATCTATAAAATATATCTTCCATTTTATTTAAATTTGGCATATGCCTTTCTCCTAATAAATGTAAAAACACAGCCTTTTGTTTAGGATTCTCAATATAATTATAGAATAGTCTAATAACCTTTTCATTTGTATTAACACTTGTAAAATAATCATTTTCCATACTGATAAATAGAGGAAATACTCCTTTAGGAATGATAGTTCGAGATGTTAAACATCCAGCATTAATTATAATAGACGGACCCCGCCACATTTCCCAAACTTTTCCTAATGTTACCTGTCCTCCACGAGAACCACATATTAATGCACACGGTACGATACCTTTATCGATATACGATTTAAATAGTTCTGCTAACCCGCCCAAATTAAAACCTTTACTAACAACATTTTTATTTAGTTGCCAATTATTAGGATAATGGTCATAATTGTCACCCGATTTACCTATATAAATTAAATTATAATACTTTTCTAAATGTAAGTATGCAAACCTATTGGCATATGTTCCAGCCCCTGGTGAAATTATAAATATTGTTTTTAAGGGTTTAAAATATTTCCATTGACCATCTTTTTGGATTAAAACTTCCATTATTAATATAACTTGTTAATATAAATTTTATATCAATTTTATATTTCTATGTAATAACTGAAATATATAGAAACAAACAAAATTATAATATACTATTATATTATATGACACCCTATACAAAAATATTTAATCCATTCACAAAACGATATGTAAATATAACTACAAATCTTGGTAAGAATATTCTTAGTTTTTATATCAATAAAATTGGTGGATCCAATAGGACCCAACGATTAACATCTCCTGAAAGTATTACTAAAGAACTTCGTTATAGAATGAATAAATTTCCAAAAAGGGGTGAACAAGTTCTAAATTTCCCCTTCACTAATTCTTGGATTACAGAAAGAGACATTATTTATAATGTTCCACACGGATCTTTACATTTTGGTGACCCAATGATAGAATCAATTATTGATAACTATGTTAGTCAAAAATCCCCACATAAACCCGTACTTGGAGGTGTTAAAATACATATTTATAAAAGAAATAGTTTTAATGAGTTTGGTATTAGATTATCAATTAAATCCCCTATAACATTATTAGCATATGAGATTAAGGTAGATACTTATTTAGCCCATAGCAGATCATATAAATCTGTAGAAAAACGTACAGGAAGACGCGCGTTTGTAGAAAGTATGGATATTGTTTGTAAGTCAACTTTAAAACCAAGATCATTAGTTGGTACAGGATATGATACACGTGCGGATGAAATTATTATGTTTGATAAAGAATTGGTAAATTTAACTTTATCAGAAGATTTAGAAAAGGACTATAATGAATGGAAAATAATTTTAATAAACTGTTTAAAAAATTTAGAAACTTTATTTAGATATGTATTTAATCAGCTGTATTATGATGAACCCTTAAGTACTAAAGATGAAAATCAGGGTATTGTATCCGCAAATTATTAATACTGTCTACAGGTTGGGACTATGATTAAGGTTAGGGTTAGGTATAAAGTTAGGTATACGGCTAGGGTTAGGTTTAGGTTAATACTTACTGTTTTGTATAGATAAATATTCCGCAATTGAGCGCTCAAATCCTTCAGCCATTGGAGCCATCGCATTCATATAGGTATTTTGCCGTTCCCCTGACTGAAAATATTCGAGTTGTTGAACAATCCAATCGACATCTTTTCCCGCTAAGGAAGGGGCATTTTCATCTGTAGAATGTCCATTTTGACCATGACAACTTACACAGCCCAAAGCACTATACATCGCTTCACCCTCACGATTAGTGTTAATGTTGGAGCCAGTATTATAGCTATTATTTGATTTATTATAACTAGATTTACTATAAGATGCTTTTGATAATCCCAAAGTACTAATAAACTGATCCGCACAACTATTCATAAATAAATATATAATAAACGCCCATATAATATTTAAAAACATATAATAGTAATATATTTTTTTCTATATATTTATTTTATATTAAAGATTAATAAATAATTATATAGAAAAATATATTATTAACGAATGGGCATTAAAAGAGACTATATCAATGCACCAGAACCAGTTAAAGAATTGTATCGAAATCAACGCCTAAATCAATCTGCTAGTTTTACTCAAAAATCTATAGATAAGTATTGTAAATTTACAAATAAAAATACATTTTGGGAATTATTTAATATGGCGGATATCAAGGATATCAGTGATCCAGATATTGATTTAGAAAATTATTATCATTTCTATCAAACCGCTGAAGGAATACGTAAAGATGGACATCCGGAATGGTTCCAACTTGTTGGATTAATACACGATATGGGAAAAATTTTATACAGGAAAGGGTGTAAAAAGGATGGAACTACCCTAGATACTATGTGGGGAATTGTTGGAGACACATTTATAGTTGGACATCAGATACCAGATTCTGTTATATACAATGACTATAATAATTTAAATGGTGATCATATTCGCTATTTAGATGATAAGTATGGTATGTATAAGGATTCTATAGGATTAAATAATATTTTGTGTAGTTTTGGACATGATGAATATTTATATCGATTATTAAAATATAATAATATTGATTTACCTGAAGAGGCGTATTATATGATACGGTTTCATTCATTGTATCTATGGCATGAAAAAATGAATATGAACACTTAGAAAATGATACTGATAGAAGTATGAAACAGTGGGTTACATTATTTAATAAGTATGATTTATATACTAAAACGAATAGGAAACCCAATCTTATAGAATTAAAAAAATATTATTCTAAGATTGTAGATAAATATTTCCCTAAAGAAATATTTTGGTAATACTAACTATATATATATAAATATCAAGTTGATTATAATTTTAATAAATTTGATACAATATACCAATAATTTATAATTGATATCACCGATGTCCACTATATCCAATAAATCTCCTTCTTCTGAATGTTGCATTATAGCATCAACAGGATTATGTGCAGTAACTTTAGTAGTTAGTTTTATATGCTATATAATTTTTGCAATATTATATTTAGTTCAGGATTACAATGTATGGAATGATTGTGAATCGGATTCATATTTATGGCCTTATGTGCTTGTTGCTATTATTTTAAGTTTAAATAAGTCTAACGTTAAAAATTCAGGCGACGAAGAACAATTAGCAATAATAATTGCTGGATTTATATTAGAATTTGGTTTAATGTGCTGGGGAGGTGTAGAATTGTTTAATAAATTAGATAATTGTCAAGATCTTAGAGATAGTAATTTATGGAAAGTTGGTTTAGCCACATTTATTTTACAGCTACTCTTTTGTATTATTTTACTGTGTATTCCTTTAATTGTATATTTCACTAATAAATCAAGTGTTAATAAAAATGCTATAAATATTTCGGTTAAAAATACACAGACACAATCGAGTAATGTATAATAAATTATAAATTATAAATAATAAATTATAAATTATAAATTATAAATAATAAATTATAAATAATAAATTTATAAATTATAAATTATAAATTATAAATTATAAATAATAAATAATAAATTATAAAGTAATATATAAAATAATTTATTATTTATAATGGAAGAAATTAAAGAATGGATTGATAATTTTAATTTTAATCAAGAAGTTGAAAGTTCTTATTTAAAAGATGAAATTTTATTAGAAAGATACAAGACTGAAAATAACAAACATATATATTCTATTAGTACCATTTTAAATAATCCCCCAGATTTTTATTTTGATTATTTATGGAATATTGATAAAATGATAGATTTAAACAAAAATTTAATTAAGAATATAGAAATATTAGAAAAAGAAACTACCTATCAAAAACTTCAAATAACATTTTCATTTAAGAGTAGAAATTTATATATTAATGAAATAAATAGAAAGGATATTTTTTATTATGAAAAACTTAGAAAAGAAATATTAATTTATGGTAAACTATTAGAGTATGATAATAGTGTTAATATTAAAGGATATAACTATATTAAACTTAAAAAAACAGTTACAAATCAGACAAAATTATTAGTTATAATTGATATGTCTTGTTCAATTCCCAAACTTCTAGAAATGTTACCTGGATTATTGGTTGTTAAAAATATTCTAAACCTAAAAAATTTATAGTTCTAGTATAGATTGATTAAATGTATCTATAAATATTTCAGCGCCATCGTCCAAACTGTAACATAAATTAGCCAATGTTGTTAATAATGATAATAAACTTAATTCTAATTCTATCATATCATTATTAAATACTAAATCATTATTCTCTAAAAATCTTTTTATATCGGAGAATAAATTACCACCATTTTTATAAAATTCATTATTGAATTTATCTATTAATTTATTTTTTTTAGTGTCTGAAATAGCGTGTTTTTTATCTACAAAATAGTTAAAAAAACATTCTAACAAACCGCGACTATTTCTCTCAAATATACAACTTAATATTTCTAAAACTATATTTTTTTTATTATTATCTAATCGTATCATTAATCCGAAATCATAAATAATAATATTATTATTTATCCATGAAAAATTTCCACAATGTAAATCACCATGAACAAAACCATTAATAATTCCAGATAAATATGAACCTATTATTAAATTACCCATTACAATATTTTCAGTTTTACCTATAAATTTTTTTTCCAAAAGATTATGTCCAACTAAATATTCCATTACAAGAAGTTCGTGATTACAATACTTTTCATAGAAATGAGGTATAATAACATTAAGCGCATTTTCACTATTTTTTTTAAATAATTTCCAATTTTCAAATTCATTTATAAAATCTGTCTGTTTTGTATATATATCTATAACAACATCAATCTTATTTTTAATATTAATAACACTTAAAAAAGGCAGTTTAGAAATTATATTTCTAATAATATGAGTATACCATAAACTATTTTTAATTATATTATC